AGCCGCATCATCGCCCCGGACAAAGCATCGACCTGGTCGTCATGCCCGCCGTAGGGAAAGGCCTCCAACTCGTCGAGGAAGGTGCCGACCCAAGGCCCACGCAGAAGCCGCAGATTCCCTACCTCCGCCTGGCTACTGACCGGGCCTGCCCTTTCCAGCTTGGAGCCGGTCGCCCGCTGGCCACGTACCGTGCTATCAGGCAGAACCCGCGTCACATAGTTGTAGATGGTATTGACGCCCGACGCCCCCGGTTCTTGCTCGATGACAATCTGCGTACCGTCGCCATCGACAGCGGCGGTCTGGGCTATGCGCCTTTCGACATCTGCCGGGGTGCCGCGCATACGCTGGACATCGACGACGTAGAACATCCCATCGCTGGCGTGGTCGATACGGACGCCCGCCGTCCAGTCGGGGTCGGTGCCGGGCCTCTTCGGGGTCGCCGCCAAGTCCCAGTAGCGGACAGACTTGTTGATGAACACCGGGGCTTCCTCCACGACCGGGAACCACTCCCGCTGGAAGAGGTTTCCTGGCTGACGGGCCGTCCAATCCCCCTGGAGGAGTTGCCGCCGGGTGACCGGGTCAAGCTGGTTCAGCGATTGCACATAGGCGTCTTGGTCGAGGTAGGGGTTATCTGGCAACCGGGCCGCGATGAACACACGCTCCCCATCGCTTGGGTCTGCGTCAATGAACCGCCCACGTACCCACTCATGGCCGATACCGCCAGGGTTGCTGGCAGAGCGCATACGCAAAGCCGCGCTACTATCCAACCGCCTCCGCAACCGGGAGAACATATAGCGGTAATGGGCCTCTTCAAACTGAGTGAGTTCGTCGAATCCCACGAACTGGAACTCCGTGGACTGATAGCGGTATTCATCCCCCGGTCGCTCCAGATAGCCGAAGGTCAACGTGGCCCCGCTAGGAAACGACCACGTCTTGGCGGATTCACGCCACTTGGCATCGGTGGGCATCAGCCACTCCTTGGCCCTATCCATCAAGGCACCGGGCAAGGCCAGGTCGGTGTAGGAACGCCGAAGCAGAAGCGCGGCGTACCCCGGCTGGTCGACGTGCTGAAGCGCGGCCATCAGTAGGGCGTCAGACTTCCCTCCGCCAGCGGCCCCGCCATACAAGGCTTCGGGGTTCTCGAGCAGAAGAAAGGCGAGTTGTTTCGGCGTAGGCTTATGCGGTATGTACGCCGTCCAGGGTAACCGGAGCGTGTCCATTGGACTCCACCCTGATGGCCCCAGCATCTCGTAAGGTTGAGAGGGCTTCTGCAATGTCGCCAATATCTAACGTCACCACCTGATGCTGAATAGGACTTCCTTCGGGGCCGCTATGCTCGACGCGGGACGGCGTATCGACGCCCATCAGTTGTCGCATATCCCCGATGGCCTGGAGGCATATCTTCGCCGCCTGGGTTTCCCCACGGAGCATATTCGGCCACTGAACCTGAAGAATCTTTGTCAGTCGTTCTAATGTCAGTTGGCGGAACTCCGCAGACGGTTCGTCCAGGGTTTTCCGCAAGGCCGTCTTTACGGCGTCAATCGCGCTGGTATGGCTGGAGTACCCAAGGGCGTCTGCTATCTCCTGCCAGGTTCTCCCGGCCAGGCGTAGTTCCACAGCCCGGCGTTGTTTCTCTACGGCGTTGATACGCCGGGGAGACATACTCGACTCGACGACGTTCTTAGGCTTTGGCATCTTCCACCAGCTTTGGCTCAAGGCCCATCCCGGTTAGGCGTTCAATCGCAACGGCTACGTACCCCGGCTCAATCTCCGTACCGTAGCAAACCCTCTCCGATTGTTCAGCGGCCACCATCGTGGTGCCAGAACCGATGAAGGGGTCGATGACCACGTCGCCCCTGGAACAGGAGTTGTTCAGCATCTGGGCCACGAGTTCGACGGGCTTCATCGTGGGATGTTCGTCCGACCGGGAAGGGCGCGGGACTTCCATCACGCTATCCTTGTTCCTTCCGCCTGCCCAACTGGACTTACTCTTCTTGAGCCAGCCGTACCAGATTTGCTCATGCCGGTAGTGGTAGTTCGACCGCCCCAGCACCAACCTATCTTTCACCCAGGTCAGCCACTGGTGCCGCTCCCAAGGCGTCTCCTCAATCGTGTTGTCGAGTAGGCGCAGAAGCGGCCCCGAAGGGGAAGCGATATACAAGTCCCCGCTAACGTGCTTGGCAAGGTTCGTGTACGCCTTCTGCCAGAACTCCGCCAACTTCAGCGGCGGTAGGGCGTCGTTGGTGATAGGTGCGTGTTTCCCCCACTTCTCGTTGGCGTGTTGACCGTAGTCCACTCCGTAGGGCGGGTCAGACCAGGCCATCGTCGCCACCGTGTCGCCACACAATCGCTGTAGCGTCGCCGGGTCGGTTATATCCCCGCATAGAAGCCGGTGCGGGCCTATCTCCCATAGCTGTCCGGTGGCCGCTCCCCATTTCTCCGCAAGTTCGCCAACAATGTCCAAGCGAGGGCCGGGGTCATCGACGACCGGCCTGGGAGGCGGCGGGGCGGACATATCCAGGCTCTCCAACATGGAAAGTACCGCTTCATCCTCGAAAGATACCTGGGCCAGCAAGGCGGCGACGGCGTCGTCATCCTTCTCCGCCATCATAGCCAGCGGGTCGAGGGTCAGCAGTAGTTGGAGGGCTTCGTCGGCGTTAAGGTCGACTACCAGAACCGGGACTTCGTCATCTCCCATCACATCGGCCCGGAGATGCCCGTCTATCAACTCCAGGCCCACCGGGGTTTCCCTGGCGATGACGGCGTCGGCGAACCCTATCTCGTCCAGCACTCCCTTGAGGGCGTCTTGCTGGGCGGCGGGGTGCCTGCGCCAGTTCAGCGGGTTCGGAATCAACTGCGATGCCGGTACCCTTCTGAAGTCGGTTATCCTGTCCCGAATCTCCATATTCCCCCTACTGGACTGTGATTGGCGTGTCCACGAGTTGGTCTGTGATGGTGCGGGCTTTCACGGTCGAATTCACGACGAAATCGGCGGAGTTGATTCCCGAACCTGAGCCAAATTTTGAGGTGGCATCGATTGAGATGCTCCCGGCCTTCACGTAGTCGATATTCCAGCCGGTTCCAAGGGAGCAGTCCACATCGGTGAAGGTCATATTTGAGATGGTCGCCGAACCCAGAAGCACTAGGACGATTTGGTCAACGACCGAATCCTTTACCTCATATTCGCCACTAGCCCGCGTCGACTGCGCGTCGATGTCGCTGATATTCGAGTCGATGGTGGCGTCCATCGTGTGGCCATCGGTGTAGGCCTGGAGAACCAGATTGGAAGTCTCGACGTTGGCGAAGTCCGCCGCCTTGGCGGTGGCCCCGGTTATCACCCAATTGTCGACGAACAGCCAGCCGGTCGTATTGGTGGCCCGCTCGATTGTGACACATGGCGTAGATGCGCGACCAATATCTAGGTTCTCCAGACTTAGCTTGGAAAGGCGCGTATCTGCGGCAAGATTAATCTTCAAGGTCTGCGAGGCGGAGCCATCTTCATAGGGCGGTAGTTTCTCGCCCATCTTGTGGGGTAGATTGTACTCCGCTCCCGCTTCGGGCCAGTCCCAGGAAGCCACGGCTACATCCTTCACGGCGAAGAAGATTCCGGTCGCCACTACGGCGGTCGCCAGGACGATTGAAAATACCACCGCCTTGCTTGCCGCCGCGTTGCCGAAAGAGATGCGCGGCAACTTCGGTACGTGGGGCATCGTCGGGAACCGAAGGGTACGCTCTTTCAACATCAGTGCCAGTTTTTGGAATATGCTCACTTTTCCTTATCCTCCTTCTTCTCAGCGTCCAATCCCTCCCAGAGTTTCTGTAAGCCCATGCTCACTGGCACTGTCAGGATGGCTAGAGCGGTAAGGAGGGGTTCGATGTTCTCCAACACCGACTGGCTGGTGGTGGCGGACAGCACGATTCTTGACGCCAGAAAAAGCCAGGTGAATACGCAAGGGGCAAAGATAATCAGAATTATAAGTTCCCGTCCGGTGAGCGTTACCCGGTTGGAATCTTTGCCCTTGAGTTCTATCGGCTGTTCTTGGTCTTGTTCGGGCTGTTGCTCTTCCGCCATCGCATTATTCCGCCAGGGTAACACGCCGCCGGTTTTTCGGCACTAATGGGGCCGTCCTACCTTTCCGGGGAAACGACCGCCTTAAACGGCCTTACACGCATCGCCTTTATCGGGCGTGACGGCCTGCTGAACGGGAATAGACCCAGCAATGGGCGCAGAGCCATCCGAAGGGCGGGATGTAGGTATTCGGCCCATGCCAACGGACGATGCACCAGGGATTCGACTCGAGTGGCCCCCTAGTCGGCTCCATCAGAAAACACCTTCCCCCAATCGACCACGTCCTGGGTGACGCCATGTACCGGCATCCCAATCTGCTCCGATAGGGCCGACCGGGCCGCTTTGATGAATTGGGTGCGGGCGGAGGAATTCATCTTGGGCAGGGTCTCTTTCGGAAGCACCGCATGGACGGTGAAGTAACTCCGCCTTGGCGACCACACCCCAAGTATCTCCACCTCGACCTCCCTGCAATGAGGCGGCTTCCCGTCCCAGGCCTTATCTGCCTGCGTAGTGGGGAGAGGCCACCATACAAGACGGACACCCAAAGTGTCCGGCTGGCTCCCGCCACCGGGTCTGGTTGGTTGTTTAGTAGAACTCATAATCAATCAATAGTGACTTAACCTATAGGGTGTTGATTGTTGATAATCAACGAATCAACGCGTTGATTCAACAGTTGATTTTTAGGGGAAAGATGGGGCGAAACCCGCCAGCAAAATGCGAACGGTCGTATGTTCGCATTGCCCAGAATCATTGTGTGTCCGCACAGTCAACCCCCAAAAGCCGCGCACACGGGGCCGTTTTACGGGGGTGTCCTGACCCTTTGCGCCAAGTGGTCGACCGATACGCTAAACGAGGTACTCCCCATGTTCGACTAATCTTCAGCCGTTCTGCCCGGCCAGCCGGTCGGCCAGCAGATGGCCTAACGCTACCGATACCAACTTGGCATGAAGCGGCGGCGTCTGCGCCTTGCTCCATCGGTAAACGGTACGAACCGTCACCCCAAGTTCGTCTGCGATTGCCTGATAGGTGACACCCCGGACATGAAGTTCAGCCACCAATCGCTGGGCTACCTCTGGCATCGACTCATCTACCCGTTCCGCCACCGCACCTTGTAACATCGTCGACTCCTCGCTCGTCTTTGTAAGCCCCCTGCTCCAGCGTAATCGCCGGGGGCCGACAACCCAGGAGGTGGTGCGGCGGCAGGGGGCTTGGCAGGGATTATAGGCCCAAACATCCCCCGGATTGCTGGCGCATTTCCGCCAATATCCCCCGTGCATGAATTTATACAAAACCTACCTGCTTTTTGAAATCGGTAAAAGGATTTGGGGTATTTACGCCAATTACGGGGAAATACGCCAAATTGACCCCCAATAGATATTGACACGGTGTCAGGCCCATTAGGTAAGGTGTAGCCCAGCCTAGATATAGGCGGCGACAAACGCGGGTGACAGGCGCGACGGTCGCGGACAATCGAATGAGCATCCATCGGCACAGGTACGTGGCCGACCGCTCCGGCCCCACCCCATGAGGAACCACCAGGCGGCAGTCGAAGTGAACGCGCCAGGCAGGCCAAGGGACAAGGTGAGGGCCAACGCCAAACCCACCGGGATTAAAAGCCGGGGGGAATGGAGCGACAAAAGCGACCTAGGGGCGCACACCTACCAAAAGATAAGTGCGACGCGGAACCACCCGACGCGAGAGCAAATCGCGGAGGAAGGATGCTAAAGCGAAACGCCGCTCCGGTGACAGCGGACGGGC